GAGCGGGAGGTTTCAGCGATTACTTACCGGAAGGCTTTGAAATGTGTCGGAAAGGCGTCTGCTTTTTTAGGCGGGAATCTTCAAAGACCATAAAACGGCAAGACCACAGGCGGTTATGGACGGGTATTCCTCTGTCTCGACCACTTCGGAAAAAGCGCCGTCATAAGGAGATCGGCTCTGGCGATGATACTCCAGAAAATCATCAGGGAGTGTTGTAACTCCATTCTCAACCAGACGGTTGATGACCCAATCAGCCTGTTCATGACGATCCTGAATGTCATTTCGGCTGGAGTCCGGATAGAACATCTCAATATCGATGCCCGGGCCGGGACCTTGTACCCAAACACCTACAGGCAGATATTCCGGCACCGCCGCTTTCGGATCAACAAGGATGGAATCGATCATGTATCTCAGCTTCATTCCCAGCCCTCCGCAATTTTGATGTGTTCAGCAAGAATCTCTGAATCCATGCGCAGGAACATATCCCGATTGTCTTTTCTGAATGCCAGCCATGTTTCCCATTGTTTTGCATGAGCCGGTTCGGAAACGGGCTCGATCATTTCAAGATGATAAATGCGGTCCAGATCGTCGGTCAGCTCCACAATCAGCCATGCGTTGATTTCACTTCCCTCTGATTGCGCTGTCAGCGCGTCATCTACGGACACATGAACGACCTTGATTGTGTGGCTGTAATTGAAGCCTTCCTGATAGCCGAGTTCCTTCCATAACAGCCAGAAATCTGTTCGGATGATTTTCCCAGCGGCATCAAAATGCGGTGCAATCAGTGTCACCCTGAGTTCTGCGGAAATGGTGTCGATGAAGTTCTCACCGCCATGTTCCCGGATTTGCAACCGGCAGCCACGCTCATTGAACCAATGAAGCAGTTTCTGGATTCGGGCTTTTTCCGCTGCGATTATTTTCTCCATATTATTTCCTCTCATTCCATGTGCTTGACGTATGAATGATGTCTTCCACCTTACGGCCGTCAGGAAGTTTCTTGATCCCACGGGATGTGAAGCTCTTGATAATTTTCTGCCGTTCGGAAGCCGAATTGGCCACGATATATTCAATGTTGTCCAGCAGTGTTACTGAATACTTGAAGATGGTTTCATTGCTGCTTTTGCCCGAAAACTTTTTCCAGTCATCGATATTGTTTCCACGATTCTTCCGGACGTAATCATCCACTACTTTGCCATAGGCGTCATGGCCGTAACTGATAGCATCCATGCGCCGTAGCATGCTCTTTTTGAAATAGAGCGCCGGAGAAGCATCACGACTTGGATTTTTCTGGATACGTGTGAAGAAATAACTGGCACCACCGCTTTGCATATCCGCTACCGGTGACATACCGCCTGGAGGGATACCCATTCGCATTTTTTCTACGGTGCTGGCCATTGCGCCATTGTTTTCAAGAATGGTTTCAACAAAATCAGACATACCTTCGCTATTGGTCAAGCGATGGACCAGAGAGTAATCCTTCATTTTCTTTTCCAGATCCTCCTCAGTGATATCGAACCGGTATTGGTGTCGATACCCACCTTTCAAACCACGATCGAGAAATCCGGCCTGATACGCTCCCATGGGGTCGTAATCCGGCAGCTTGGTAAGGTCCTCGACATTCAGTTCCTTCTGCCAGAAACCACGGAGCGTCTGCACCCGCTCATTTACGGATGCATCGCGATCGTCGAGCCTTTTTTGAAGCCGCTTGTATTCAGCGGTGTGATCCACTTTTCGAATGTACGCCATTTTTTCCAGATACATCTGCTCGGCATTTTCGGGGGAAGAAACCCGCGCATCTATCCCGAGTTTCTCCAGTTTGGTCATCAGGGCTTCGACCTTCTTGCCACTGGCATCACCGTCGACCACGATCTCCAGCTCGCCCCGCTGGGCATAAAGGTTTGAATTATCCCATGGGCGGTATTTCAGACGCGTGCCGTCATCAAATTCAGCGGTGAATTGAAGGCCGTCCTGCATCCTCGAGTCACGATTGAACATGGCATAATTATCGATGTCATCCATCTCGACGGTTATCTTGCCGCTGCTGATCCGCCTCTTGGTGTGAGTGACCTTGCCTTTAGTGACCTTGAAATCAGGCTTCTTGGGCTTGGCCGTTTTCGGCAGTTCTGGGAGATACTGCTCTAAGACACCGTTGGTTGCACGGTCCCAGTCGACCGCTTCTTTGATTTCATCCAGCCATTTGATATAGCCGTCAGCCATCTTTTTGATTTCCGGATCTTTGCTTCGGGCGAGCACAAGCAGTCGGGTTCTCAGTTGTTCGGCTTTTCCCAATTTTGTCCGGTTATAGTTCCCATCGCCGACATGGAAGTTTACGTTTTTCACTGCATCCAGAATGGTCGGGAAAAAGGTGTCTTCCTCCAGGGGCTGGCCTTTTTTAATTTCAACAAGGTCCAGCTGTTCCCGAAGCAGGTCCGTGATTTTAGAATCCGTATCCGGCCGGATCTTCATTTTAACAACTGTGCGCTGCTTACCTTTGAAGGATTCTGTAAATATGAGGGCGTTCTGATCTTCGACATCACCACTGTCAAATGGCAGGGTTTTTCCCTGCCATCCAAGTTTTCCGGCATCATCGATGATTCTTTCATCCGCTTCCTGCAGCAGCTTCTTTATCCCGGGCTTGGCCTGCAGTGACGAGAACCTGAAGTCTTTCCGGCCTAAAACCTCTCCGTAGTATCGCTCGAAATCATTCCGCAGATCATGTTTTCGTTGAAGTGTCTGCTCATAGAATTTATCCAGCCCGATTTTGTCTTTTCCAAAGCGCCCCTCGGCATATGGCCGGATGATATCGAGATAAGCCTCGTCGGATATTTTTTCGACTTCCTGAATGTATTTCAGGGAGCCCTGAGGATCGAAGTTGACCTTGCCTTCCTTGGCCGCCCTGAAGACCTTGTTGTAAAAAGGCTCCTCTTCGCCAAAGGCGCTGTTGGGATGATAATCCAGAGAAAGGCGATCTTTCCCGAGATGCTTGAAAGCCTGCCCCTTGTCAATGCCATAGACATGACCATTTCTTCCCCGGATAAACTGCTTTGAGTGTCCATCATGATTAGCGACAAGCCAGTCGATGACATGCTCACGCTGTAGCTGTTCGATCTCAACGGTGGTCAGATTCTCCGGCAGTATGTTTTTGAAATCGATTTCTGACTTCAGATCCGTTCGCCACTTTTGGATGGAACCTGTTCTGCCGTTCAGCTGGATGGTCCTCACTTCGATTGCGTCCGGGTCAATCAGCCGACCGATCTTGTATGCGGCTTCTTCTCCTTGGGCGATAAAATTGTCCTTGGAGTTGCTGGCTGGTTTGAACAGCCATTTGTCGCCATTTTCATCGGTCCAAAACTCTTTTTCATGTGCTCCGCCGACATTCGCCTTGCCGGACTTATTGAATTTCCCGGCTGCGGATTTTTCATTCCATTTCTGATCGGCGCTTTCAAACTCAGAGCCTTTCTGGACAAAGGACGGCGGTTTGGTTTTGGGTTCAACAGGTGGCTTAGGTGGTTCTTTTTTTTCCTTTACAGGAGATGGCTTCGCCTTTTTGCCACCGTGCTTTTCAGCCCATTTCTGCCATTTGCTCTCGATATTCGATTGCGCTTCTCCGATCTTTCCCGGATCGGTTTCGGTAAAGAGCGTGACGAGATCGTCCTTGCTTGCCCATTGCCAGTGTTTCAGCTGTGTCTCCTTGGCAATGGATTTGAGTTCCGACGATTTGAGTTTGGCAATCTGATCCTGAAAAAGCTGCTTTTTCAGAGCAATTTCCTTGGCGTGCCCGACAAGCAGTTCCTGAGGCAGATCTTTGGCCGATGCCAGAGCTTTTTCTGCATCGGAGATCTGGCTGATAAAATTGCTGTAATCCAGCGGTGATTCCGGAAGCTGAACTCCGGCCGCAGCCTTTTCGACCAGCTCTTTCTGTTTTTTCACCAGGAGCTGTTTTGCTTCATCCGCCGCTATCTTTTTGGCTGATTCAGCCAGATCCGTTCCGGCTTTTTTCTGCAGTGCATCAACGAGCTGTTGTTTATTCTTCAGGATGCCGATTCCGTACTGCTTTTTCTTTGCCAGCAGTTCCTTTCCTTTCAGGGATGTGTGGTCAATTCCCGGCTCGAGCTTGTCCAGCAATTTGATGGTCTCCTGTTTGGTCATATTCAGGGAAATGCCGTTGTTTTTGGCCATTTCTTTAAGCTGGGATACCGGCATACCCTCGAGTCCTTCCACCTGTGGAAGTTTGGACATCTGCTGGGCAATGAGTTTTGCCTGTTTGAGTTCAGCCTGCTTTTGAGCCAACAGCCCGATCAGGTCTTCCTTTGTCCGGAGCAGACCGATTTTGTGTTCCTTGAGCTTTGCCTTCAGTCCGGCCCCTGAAAGCGTGCTGTGGTCAATGCCCGGTTCTGCCTGATCGAGTAGTTTGATGAAGTCGGCTTTGGTGCGGGCAATGGAAATGCCGTTCTCTTTTGAGAGGGTCTGGAGCTGCTTTACGGTGAGTGCTGTAAGGTCATCGGCGCTTCCGTTCTCAAATGCCTCCTTCAGTTTGATGCTCTCTTTTGCCTGCGCATCCGCCATTCCTTCCAACGCATGCGGGGGCAGTATACAGGCATCGCCCTGTGAAGCCTTGGGTGCCGCCTGTGCAGACAGATCGGAACCACAAATGCTCATGGGCCACGCGACAATATTTGTACAACGGCAATGGGGATGCGCTGGCTGTTGCGGGAATTTATCGATGGGAAATGTCTTACCGTCGAGAGGACCACATACCGGACAGGTTCTCTCGTCATTCATGGCCATCCATTCAAGCTTCTGAACGCCGACGCGCTCATGAAATTTAAGCCGCCCCATGTTGTGTGCCCGTAACACCTCAGTCCGGGCAATCATTTCCATGCGGTACTGAGCCTTGCTGAACACTCGGCTGCCAGCCTGCCTGAAGGAGTCCTTATCGATGATGACCTTGCCAAGGTCGCGGACAATATCATCCGCACCTTTACCCGTGGCTATACCGCTCAGGATCGTTCTCTTTATCCCATCCGACAGTTCACGGTGAACATCCCCGGCAAGCGTCAGATTGTATTGCGTCATGAAGTCGAGGGCATTGGTATCGACTATGGAGAACACCTTGGTGGCCAGTTTATCGATACCTTCAGGCTTCAGGTCGGCATAGAATGGCAGTGACGCGGATGTCAGTTCGGTAATGCCCTGAGCGATGCCGCCCTTGAAGGCGTCCTTGGTGCTTTTGCGGAAAACAAGCGTCTGGTTCCGCTTTAACTGGCGCAAAACATCATCCAGCTCGCCTTGCAGCTTTTCCAGACCTTTCAAAGCTGCCAGCTTGTTGTCCGGCAAAGAGCCGAGAGTGCGATATTTCAAAATGGCCTGCGCAACTTCCTGTTCAGCCTTGTTGAGAGACTGAGTCAGTTGCGCTGTAATGGAATCGTTGTAGCGATTTCGGGATTTCAGGCTCTTGAGTGTTGCTGCCTGAATGCGTTCTTTGAGATCAGAAGGCATGATCAGGATTCCCGGCGGTCAATAAATCGGCAGGCCGGGGAATCGAAGGTGCGCTCGGTGTTGTGTACTCGGCAGCGGTTGGAATCTGGATTGAAGTGGCTGCATTCATCGCATAAGGAGGTTGCCGCCGTTGCTTCCATTTCCTCGGAATAGTGATGGTGGGCCTCGGTATCGAGATCGTTACCGTCAGCGGGAATACCGAGCATCTTTCTGGCGCTGGGAACACTCATGATTCCCGACACCACCATATCGACGATCGGCTTCACCTGTTTTTCATCCATCAGGTCGATGTTCTTACGCTCGGTCTCACGATTTGCGGCTTCGATGTCCGGGTCCAGATCCATCTTGAGCTGCAAGCTGGAACGGCTGATCAGTTTGCGATCATACAGCTCGATGAGCAGTTTCTTGAAATCAACGGCATCACTCGGATCAAGGTCATTGAAGATGAATTGCAGGGACTTGTCGCTGTGGCCTTTCAGTTCCATCCAGTCATCGAAGATCCAGTCGAGCAGTTTTCGTGCGGCCTGTTTGATCTCCCGGATCATGACCATCATTTTCTGCATGCTCACAGAAGCTGTGGCAAAGTTAGGACCGTCTCCGGTCACCAAGGATCGTGAGAGGCCGAGAGCCACCACAATGTCTTCTTTGACCTCCTTGACCTTGTCCTCGACGTTGAGTACCTGGCCATCCGTTCCGTGGGTTTCCACATTCACGTAAAACGGAACCACGAGGCCGCTCTTCATGTCCATCTTGTTGACCATGTCGCGGACCTGTTCCAGCATCCGCTGGTCGGGCATCACCATCTTTTGACCGAACGCGCCGCCCACTTTGAGGAGTCGGAAGGGAGTCGCCCAGCGCTTTGCAATGGCCTGTTCGGCGCGACGGTAATCACGCAGCAGTTCAATGGACTGAAACGCGGGCAGTACCAGTGAGTTTCCTCGTGGTGAGAAACCCGGGGCGTCCCATTTCAAATGGATGACCTGATCAACCGGAAGGTCGATCGGATCACTGGCAGACCCTGAATCCTCAGCATATTGCATGGCTTCGATAAGTTCGCCCTGAGCATATTTCACCTTCACGGAAACCGGATTGACACATACCACTTCCTCGATGTCCTGACCGGAAGCTGCATATCGCTTGAATCCAACAGCATCTCCTTTGACCAGCAGTTGGAGGATCATATCTTTTATGAATTCGGAGACATCGAGTCTCCATGCGGCACTGACCGCATCGTTTTTCAGCGTTTCATCATCGCTGGTCATTTTGATTTCATCTCCAACCGCAAACGTGCGCCATGAGTTGACACAGTTCTTTACCAGCGGCTCTTCGACGTAGTATTCCCACGCCTTTCTGGCTCGCTCCTCCCATGTGGCCGGGACGGCATCCGTCGCGTTGACCTTGCTGAAAGCTGACGCATCGAGGGCAGCGGCAGCGGCCATGGGGACAATAGCGTATCCATTGGATTCGTTTTCCGGCTGCTCGGTATCTGGCTGGGCGTTTGTATCCACGTCATCCTCTCGGGGTTATTTCCGGTTTAACGGCCGCACATCTCCCCGCTGTGGGGAGAACACGGCAACACTGGGGTTACTTACCGGATGGAGGGGGAAAGCGTCGGAAAGGCGGGTTAAATAAAGACCGGGTTGGTCAGGACCGGTTTGAGATACACGGTCTCTTCACCGGCAAAATCGAGGTTGCCTTGCTCCCGAATAAGCATGGCACAGCGAACCGCGTCGATGATGTGGTCGTTCCCTTTGGAGTAGATAATCTTGCCGTCCCGCAGGGTGTAGGTCTGGGTGGTGAACTGGTCCTCGATTTCCAAATCGTCTGAGGGGAAGATGATCTGTTTGCGCTGAAGGGAACCGTTGATCAGGCTGGTCATCAATTCCTTTGTACGCTTTTTGATTTCCTTGCCGTCGCGGACGGTGAGCCGGGTCATGCCGCCGAAGTCAAAGCCTTTCAATCTGCCTTCAAGTTCCAGCTCTTTGTATTTGTCGAGGGTCAGCAGTTCCTGAACCACGGCCAGACCGTTACCGCCATTGTCCACGCCAATACCAGCCGGGGTGAAATAGCGTTCAAGCAGCGCTATGGTCTGGGCAATATGCGGATACGACACATGCTCCATATGAATCCGCAGGATAAGTTTCAGGAAACTGCGATCACCCACCTCGGCTTCCTGAAAAACAACCAGCTCGGTTGGGTCATTTGTATATCCAAGATCGCCACCGATCCAGAACAGCCCGGTGCGAGGAGTGAGGTTGAGCAGCAGTTCGAGCCGGTCATAGGCGGCTTCCTCCGTCTCACAATCGCGTAGCTCGGTATCGGTAATGGTGACCTTCTGATATTCCAGCAATTCCTGTCGGCAGAGATTGAACTGCTCGACATTGAACGTTCCATAGGAAGGCTTCCCGTGTTCTCCGGCAACCTCATGCTGCCAGCCGGAGGTGTCTTTGCCTCCATAAAATTCCAGCAGCTCTGATTCACGTTCGTCAGTCCAGAATGGATTGAACCAAGAGGCCCAGCGGAACACCTTGAACTGTTCCGACATGGTCAGTCGATAGTAAGTCGTGTTTCGCAGACCGTTGGGAGTGGAGTAGATTTTCAGGCGGCCACCTGTTTTCAGGCATTGCCTGAGCGCCTTCCATGCACGCTCGGAAAGCCACGCGCCTTCATCTACCCAGACTCGGTCCACATGAAGTGAGCGGAATGCATCGCCATACGCACCGGCCGGACGGAAATAGATCACCGAGCCATTGGTAAACTCCAGCCGGAAGTATGGCTTCCGGGTAATTTTAGGTTTGCCGTATTTCGAGAGAGCAATGCTGTTCATCAAATCTTCATTGTGGTCCAGCTGGTACTCTATTTCCTCGATAACTGTATCGAGATGTCCCTGATGAGGAGCAGCAATCAAACCCCTCCCACCTCGAGTCGTGAAGGCATAGTGCAGTGCATCTGTCGAAAGCACAATCGACTTGCCAACGTCACGACCATCGAGGTGGACAATGTTTTTATGGGAACACCTGAGGTCTTCCTTCTGGTGCCCCCAGTATGACCGTACCGAACCGTCCCGGTTGTAGAGATACGCCTGTCCCCACAAGACCGGGTCACGGAGTGTTTCAGCCAGCCTGCGCTCCTTATCAGAGACACCCATCAATTCATTCCTTTGCGGATGGCAACCCCAAGAACGGATGAGACTAGCTCTGTGAGGATCTGTTGAACCGCCAATGTGTTCGTCCTGTTGGCGACAGCTTCCTCGATATCCAGTATGGCCTGATCAAGTTCCTGCCATTCAATGTATTTTTGCTGAGCGGCTTCCATACGCTCGAAAGCGTCGTCTATGCGACCGGCCGCCAGTTCAGAGCCGATGTCGACCAATGCCTGACCTGCTTCCCGGATCGCTTCGCTGTTTTGTTCGAGTATTTCTTTCATTGTTCATTGTCCTCCGGATTTGTGTTCGCCCAGTTATCCAGTGAATCAATGGCTTTCTGCAGACGCAGCCCGATTCCGACCAAACGCTCCGCATCCGGGTGGTTGTATTCAACCAGAGCCTTATTTGCTTCCCGGACATATTCCGGGGTGTAGCGGTTCAGGGTGGATGTGGCCGACTGAATCTGCTCAGGCGGTCTGTACGTGGCGCAGCCAGCAACCATACCGGCCAGCGTCAATGGGATTACCCATTCGAGTGCTTTCTTTAACATGTTGCGCTCCTTTGATTTAGGGTTGTTTTATTAATGCAGAAAAATCTCTGCAAACACTTGATTTCCAAGAGGATATAAGCGTCATTGGACATGACGCGGGACGGTCCCGCAGAACCATAAACCGAAGCAGGAGACGACCCATGAAACAGGTAAAAAACAGTGACGACGCCAGAACCGCCTACAAAAAGCGCCAGGACAACATTGCTGAGTACATCCAGCGGATTCAGAAGAAGCTGGCCGCAGATGCCGGGCAGGCGAATATCAACTGGGCTCACGTGGGATCGCTCGGGCACGTCGAAGAGCTGCTCCAGCAGATCGATGAGTTTCTGGGTTAAGGAACCGGCTTCACAAACAAAGGAGTTAATGCCATGACAGAGATGACCATTCATGAAACCACTGCCGCCTTCATCAACCATCTTCGGGACAACGGCAAAAAGGAGCGCACGCTCTACACCTACCGGAAGGACCTCGACCTCATCGAGGGATACTTCGGCAAGAACAAGATGCTTCAGGAGTTGAGAATCACTCAGGTTGGGAAGTTCCTCAAATGCGATACGCTTCTGAAACTCGGAAATGGTAATGCCCGGGCCGAGAGAACCGTTGCCAAGACCATCCGGGTCTTTCGGATGATGCTTGTCTGGGCCAAGGAGTCCGGTTTTATCGATGAGCTCCCGCTGCCCAAAAGCACCCCGATGGGACACAGCAAGCAGACGGAGGTGACCGATGCCGAACAGCAGTGATCGACTGGAAGCGGCCATAGAGCGATTCTGTGCCCACTTGTCGGCCGAAAACAAAGCAGCAGGGACAGTGACCGCATACCGGCGGGATCTGCGACTGGTGGCCTGTGTGGCCGAATCCTTCCAGCTCGGACTCTGCTGCCAAGATGTGACACCCGGTCTGCTGGATCGGGCTCTATCCTCACCGCAGCTTTTGACCACGAACTCGGGAACAAGGTCACCGGCATCGATCCACCGTTTGAAAGCGGCGGTCCGTTCATTCTTTGCATGGACAACGGATGCCGGGCTTACATTTGAAAACCCGGCCCGATCCGTTCGCATGAAAAGGCTGGCGCAGAAGCCGCCGGTATTCCTGACGGCTTCTGAAAAGAAGGTACTGCTGAAAGAGGTGAAAAGTCGCGTGGGGTTTTCAGACATGAGGGATCGGGTAATGATCGAAGTCCTGCTCGGAACCGGCATCCGTATCGGTGAGCTGGAATCTCTGGACACGGATGATATTGACCTCGATGCCAAGCATCTGAGAGTCAGAGCCAAGGGGAATGTGGTGCAGGTCAAGTTCATAAAAACCGACCTCCGCATATTACTGAAAAGGTATCTGAAAGAACGATCCCGGCAAAGCACAGTACAATGCAGCCCACTGTTTCTTTCCAATAGAGGAACACGTCTTTGCCAGCGGCAGATTGCCAACCGGATAGCCTTGTGGCTGAAGAAGGCTGGTATTGAAAAGAACCTGACTCCGCATGGCCTGCGGCATACCTTTGCAACCCACCTTTACGGGGCCACCAGTGACCTGCTTGTCGTGCAGAGGGCGCTGGGGCACCGGGATATTTCAACGACTCAAATCTACACCCACCTTGTTGATGGGCAACTCGAGGATGCCCTTGAAAGGCTGTAACATCAGTGTTCACCCGAACATCCGGAGCGGCTCCTGCTGCTCCTTTTTCATTCTCGGGGCGCGTATTCGAATTGCTGTATATGGCGTTATGCGCACACAAGGCCATACAGTCCACTTTGGGATTTATTGCGTTATGTGCGCATAAGCCAATAAAGTTGATTTTCTTGTGTATGGTTTTATGCACACAGGATTGGAGGAAGCTGATGCTGAACCGATGGTTCATACCCGCCGTTCGAGAAATTTTATTTAACTGAAATTTCCGGGAACATGCCTTATCTGAAATTCCTGTCATCGAGAGCCTCCATAACTGCCTAATCCTTCGCACTCTTTCTTTTTGAGGCTCCGGTGTTATTTGAACTTTTTTTCGGCTTTTTCACGGAAGCGGTCCTCTGTGCGGCGGCCTCGCTCACTTTTTCGAGAAGAGCGGAGGCCCATTCAGCCGGTGAAGTCTGCGGACCTTTCGGCTCTTCACCCTCGCGGGAAATCTTGGTGGTCTTAAGATCCTTCATGTGGCAGCGGATCATCCGGTCGAGACTCTCGGCCGCCTGTGTGTTGCCTTCGACCTGTGCCCGGACCAGCTTCACCGAGTAGATGCCCACCAGCTCGACCTGCAGGAAGTCACTTGATTTGTTGAACTGGAAGTCCTCGTGCAGCTTTTCAATGATGCTGTCGAACATGACCTTTTCTTCCGGAGTCAGGCAGCGGTCGGCAAAGATTCCGTGTTTGAGGGTTTGAAGGTTGCCCTGCATGGATTCAGCTTTGTTTTTCATGGCCTCGGAGTGTTCGGTTTTACCCTCATTCCGATGCCATCGGTCCAAGCTGCTTTTGTCTGTTTTAGATACCGCCAAGGCTTATCTCCGGTTCTTCATTTTCGTTTTGCTAAGTCGGGGTTCGGGGCGGAAGGCAGATTTAGCCCGTTTTCCCGAACCACAAACCTTACATACCGGAAGAGTCCTCAACCTGTCGGGCGTCGGTTTCCTTTCTGTGGTCCGCGAGAATCTGATTGACCCTACGACGTGTGATACCGGCAAGGCTGGCAATTTCATCGGTTTCGATTCTCTGACTTTTAAGAGCAATGACCAGTTGTCTGCGTTCTTTGTAAAAGCTGCCCGGTGCGGGAATCCAAAGGATGCCGGAATGATGTTTCTGCACTTCCTTGAGAAGCTCTCTCGGGAGGATGTGTTCGGCATTGGCGTATTTCTTAATGCTCATGATTGTTCTCCACTTTCTTCAGCCACGGCTGCGGAACATCCGGGTTATGAAACCTGAGCGTGCTGGGACGCGGAGTTTCCGGGCTGTGGATAATTTCGATATTCTTTTCTGTTACGGCACCAATCTTTCGATCACCGCCGACAAAGCAGACCAGTCCGTAATCCTGACCGCAGGGGAACCGATATCGTCCCTGATTCTGGTAAAGCCTGGCTTCAGACCATTTCTTGGACATGGCTTCCTCCTTGATTGCATCAACTTTGGCCAATGCTTCCGCACTGACTTGCTCTATACAATTCCAAGCTTCTTCTGGCGGATAAATCCAGTTGTTCTTGGGAGGTTCTGCAGGTTTCTCAGGTTTTGCCGGAACATGGCGGGGAGCTGGGTAATTCTGCGGGCTAAGCTGGCGGGATGCCTGCTGAAGAGCTTCTTTGCCGAATTGTTGAACCGCGTATTCCTGAAGAGGATTGAACCTGCTTTTCAGGCCTTCCCATGTTGATTCGGGAAGTTTTCCGGCTTTGAAGGCGGACTGGGCTGCCAGCATGCGGGATCGGAGCCATGCGAAATACTCCGGCTCGAGACGTCGATAGATTTTGCCGTTGTATTCCACATCGCTGGCGGACGTAACAGCCCACTCGAATCGTGCGGTCTCCAGATCGGTGGATACGAAAAGATCGGGCTCCGGTGCGCTGCTGTCATTTTCAGTTGGCTGCGGAGCTTGTTGGGAAGGCTCACTCTCTGGGGAATCGAGATGCGTGAGCATGGTTTGTAAAAGGCTCATGGGTGACCTCCGGAATTTCGGGTTTATTTTTCTTCCCGTTACTTACCGGAGCCGGACCATGTGTGTCGGATGGTAGAAAGCGTAGAAAGTGGTTTCTACGTTCAGGGACCTTTCTACACCCCCTTTCTACATCTCTTAACAGTAGTAATAGCAGTTAGTTATATATGTTTTTGTAGAAAGTGTAGAAAGGTATAGGAATATTACTCACGCATAGCCCGATTTTTTTATGCATGCCATTCATCCAATAAATTGAAAAAATGAACAGTAAGGGGGAGTGACCTCTGAAATCTTTCTACACTTTCTACGCCCGCCACGTAACGCCATAAATAACAGTGAGTTGCGCTGTAGAAAGGTGCTCTCTGGACATTCTACATTGTAGAAAGGTCTTTCTACACCGGCGGCCTTTGTAACGATTTTACCAGCCAGTGGCTAATTTCTAATCGTATTACCGACTGGATAACTGTTTCGCCAGAATCTGCCGGGGATATAAACAAAAAGCCCGCAGAGATGAATCCACGGGCCTGACTGGGAATGATATGGAGGGTAGTCTATTCGACTGATTGAATGGTATAGAGCTTGGTTCCGTAGCGTTTCTGGCTGAT